CTGGACCACTCCACTCGGTGAGCTGGGGTTGTTTACCTGCAAAAAGCCGGTGCCTACCCCGATGGGCGGTGGCGCATTCAAGCTCACGGCCACTTTCGACCGTGCATTCCAACCATAAGGGGCAACCATGCCGCTGATCAGTGACATCCAGGTGCTTCAGCCTGGCAGCGAAGTGCTGCTCTTTGAATTGGACGGCTCGGACTACGGGGCGGACGTGCTGCGCTTTCACGGGCATGCCATCCCGCACACGCCTGAGGAGTTGATCGCTGCCGGTGCAGATGCTGACCAACTGCCTGCTAAGCCGATCTGGTTCCAGGGCAACGAGTACGGCGCCTGGCCCATGCAGATCGACGGCATAGAAGCTAACGGCGACGGCACCGCAGTCCGCCCAACCCTGTCGGTCGGCAACGTCAACGGACGCATCACTGCGCTGTGCTTGGCATTCGACGATCTGCTCGAGTTCAAGCTGACCATGCGCCACACGCTGGGCACGTATCTGGACGCGCAGAACTTTCCGGCCGGCAACCCAACGGCTGATCCAACCCAAGAGACGATTGAGGTCTGGTACATCGATCAGAAGTCGAACGAGGACGGGGAGACGGTCAGCTGGGAGTTGGCCAGCCCGGGCGACGTTGGGGGTGAATCTATTGGCCGGCAGGCGACGATCCTGTGCCACTGGTGCCTCACCGGCGGTTACCGGGGGCCGAGCTGCGGATATACCGGGGCGTACGTTACGAAAGACGGGGTTGTCACTGATAACCCTGAACTGGACGAGTGCGACGCCACATTGGGCCGGGGCTGCATCCCCCGCTTCGGTGAGGGCAACCCGCTGCCGTTTGGTGGCTTCCCTGCCGTTTCCCTGATTGCCAGGAGCTGACCATGCGCAAGAACATCTTGAGCGCAATCCAGGAGCACGCGGCTGCCGAGTACCCGAAAGAGTGCTGCGGTCTGCTGCTGGGGATTGGGCGCAAACAGCAGTATTACCCGTGCCGAAACATCGCATCAGAACCCAACGAAGAGTTCCGGATCGATCCGGAGGAATACGCCGCGGCGGAAGACCTCGGTGAAGTGATCGGCATTGTTCACTCCCACCCCGACGCGACCAGCCGGCCATCGCCGCGCGACCTCGCCATGTGCGAAGCGACAGCGATGCCGTGGCATATCCTCAGCTGGCCCGAGGGTGACCTGCGGACTGTGATGCCGACTGGCGATGTCCCTTTGCTGAAGCGACCTTTCGTGCACGGTGCTTGGGACTGCTGGCAGGTCTGCGCCGATTGGTACAAACGTGAGTGGGGGCTGGAGTTCGAAGCATTCAAGCGCGCTGATGGCTGGTGGGAAAGCACCGACAACACCAGTCTGTACGAAGCGAACTACGAGGCGGCCGGCTTCTATAAGGTCGACCAGCCGCAGCGCGGAGACATGATTGTTATGGAAGTGGGGCGGACGGTTTACCCGAACCATGCCGGGATTTTTCTCGGCACCGATCCAGCATTACCTGGTGAGGATGCCGCGACCTTCGGCCCGGGCCCGTTCCTGCTGCACCATCTGTACGGTCGGCCGAGCGAGATCATCGTCTTCGGCGGGCCTTGGCTTCAACGCACACACCTGATCCTCAGGCACAAAGATGTACTACCAACCACATGATGCGGGATTCCCGCCGGAGTGCTCATGAACAGCAGCAAACAAGGAAAAACCCCGCATGACACAATTGCAGTTACGTGCTGTATTTCATCCACGGGATCTGCGAAGGGTGAACTCCTGCAAGCAGCCTGGCCAGATCTGGTCGACCGTGATAGCGGAAGGTTCCCCGAGAATCTTGTGACGCCAGAACAACGGGAACTCCAGGAAAGTACGGCTGGAACGATGCACGGATTGGCTGTGCTGCAGATGAAGAATTTGTATAGTGGTGCTTGACTATCACGACTGCGAAAGTAACGCCCCCATGCTTGATAAGGGCCCCCTCAAAGCTACTCATATTGACCTCCAGGTCATTTACGCGCCGAAATTGGCGCAATCCCAGTCCTTGGGCTTGCAGGCAAAGGACTGGGAAATCCGTTGCGTGGAGGCAGGAGGCTACTATCGGCGGGCGCTGGGGTGTTACTGGCTTTCCATCCAGGTTGGATGAGCGACCGTAGAGATCAAAGACATATGCAGTATCGGGTATCCTGTTTGATTTCCGATGAGGGGGTTTGAATCATGGAGATAGGGAAGGTTTCCTTGGTTGATGTAGTAACACTGCTTATCGCGTTGGTGAGCTTGCTGGTAGCCATCCGTGCGTTGTCCAGGACAAAATCCAATGAGCTTTTCGCATTGCGCCAGAGCCTAGTGCTTAAGTCCGAACAAGCACGCTCAGAGTGGCACAGACTTAATCGTGAAAATGAGTCCGTCCTTAAGCAAGTTCAATCTCGCTTTCCTACGGTATTGCCGGAAGTCGCGGTGTTGCTCGAGTATCTTCTCGGACAGCGAGAGCATTTTGAACTTTGCCTTCGCGATGCAGCTGCGCTGGCAGAGGACATTCATCGTAACGTTGACAAATTCAGCGAAAAAAAATGTCGCCAGTATTTGCGAGACATTGATCCCAGCTTGGAGATGTTGTCTCGCAACCAAGGTGTGACGAAGGTCAGGCTTGAAGAGCTGATAGCGCGAATGGAGGCCAGGCCGCAACATACGCATCGCCCATAGCATGTAGGGTCTGTGCTGCTTTTTTCGCTTGGCCTTGACCCCGCGCTGGGCTTTTTGCATCTGGCGCGTGGGTGCTACATTGCCCGCCTTTCCACAGGAGTGACCTGCATGAAATTATTCGTAGGGGCGTTGGCTGTTGCGTTGCTGGCGGGGTGTGCATCCTCCGCAATTCCCGTTAACCAAGCTGCGCCGGTACCGCGCGACGAGCTGTACGCGTTTCAGACTAAGCCTGCAGGTGAAAGCGGCAAGGTAACCGTTGTCCGGGATTCGGGGATGGTTGGATCTGGCTGCGATATCGTCGTGTATGTTGACGGCCGGAAAGCCGCCAAGATCGGAACAGGTCAGCGCGCTTCGTTCTATCTGTCGCCCGGATCGCCAAGCATCGGAGCAGGTCTTGCTGGTTCTGGCTTGTGTGGCGGGGCAGCTATCCGAACGATCTCTGCCAATGTGCAAAGCGGCAAAGAAAGCCTCTACCGAATCAGCGGAGACATAAGCGGCTTTTTCATTGGGCCGTATGTTGATTATCAGTAAGTGAAATTTAATCAGCCGCCTTCGGGCGGTTTTTTTATGTCCGCAGAAAGACATGCATTCCACCGCTGCTCACTATCAGCCCATGACTACGATCAAGCTGTCCGGGTCTCTTGCGTCCAAATTTGGCAGGGTCCATCGGAGGGTTTTGGATTCCGGCCAGACGTGGGAGGCATTCAGAGCGCTGAAGGCAACACTTGAAGGATTCAAGGAAGAAATCCAGCGCCTTGATCGGCTAGGCATGCGCTTCGCGGTATTTCGTAACCGCAAGAACGTTGGCGAGGCGGAATTTGGCTTGGGCGGCGCTACCGATATTCGGATTGTTCCGGTCATCCACGGAAGCAAGAAAGCCGGGTTAATTCAGACAATTGTCGGAGCGGTTTTGATCGTTGCCGGTACGTTTCTTTCGACTACCCCGTTTGGTGCCCCACTGATCGGCGCTGGCATTGGCTTGGTCGCCGGCGGCGTTATTCAAATGCTCAGCCCGCAGGCCTCCGGCCTGAAGCAAAGCGCATCCCCCGAAAATGCCCCGTCCTATGCCTTCGGCAGCGCCAAGAACACTACGGCCAGCGGTAACCCGGTACCAATCTGCATCGGCGATCGCCGGTGGGGCGGCATGATCATTTCCGCGTCGATATATGCCGAAGACAAGGTATGATCGTGATTTTTTAGAGTGGGATGAACATGGAAGCTAAAAGGTTTTTTAGGGGAGCAACAAACCATCTTTCAAGAGCGAAAGATCTTTTCGTCAAGGCCGAAACAAACACAGATTGTTATTTCTATTGCGCTCTAGAGCTGAGGTTCGGAATAGAATCTAGGCTTCGAGAATATCTACAGTATCAAGACCATGTGACGGCGAAGAAAAAAAATGGTTGGCAGATTGCTGCGTTGGGAAAAGAAATAGAGTTGGCATTTTCGGGCTGTGTTCAAGAGGTTCGTATTGAGGTTTGGTCGGGTGGGTTTCCAATGTTACGGTGCAAGTACACCCCTGTAACTCCTGAGTTGCGCGGCATTGGAGAACAACTAGGCAATTATCTTCATGCACCTAAAACCGATGATCTGCGAGAGCTGGAGCAATGGAAAGATTTTGAGGGTAAACTGAGTTTAGGATTAAAACTGTTGGATTACTCTTGCAGTGGCAGTTTGCTTGGTGTTCCGCTAGTGGAGTCTGGCAAAAAGAAAGGCATTAAAACGGGGCGTATAAATTTAAGTATTTCGCCCGAGCAAAATGGGGTGATGAAAGAGTTGTTCAAGCAAAAAAAAGAAATCGAGTTCAAAGTTAGTTACGCTGATCCAATGGTTTAGTCGATGTAGAGTTTTGTAATCGCCCGCGCTGAGCGGGCTTTTTTTCGCCAGGAGGAAAGCATGGGCGCAGCACAGAAGATTGACATCCACGGCGAGAAGGGCGGCAGCAGCAAGCCGAAGTCGCCGACTGAAGCCAGCGATAGCCTGCGCTCGACTAACCTGGCCAAGCTGCTGATCGCCGTGGGCGAGGGCGAGTTCGACGAAGTCCCGACCGCTTACGACATCTATCTGGACAACACCCCGATCCGGGATGCGAGCGGCAATTACAACTTTCCCAATGTTAAGTGGGACTGGCGCTCCGGTTCCGTCGACCAGACCTATATTCCTGGCATTCCGTCGGTCGAGAACGAAACCTCGCTCAACGTCGAGCTGCGCAGCGATTCGCCTTGGGTGCGATCGATCAGCAACATTCAGCTTTCAGCCGTTCGGGTGCGCCTCGCTTGGCCTGCGCTGCAACGCCAAGACGATGAAGGCAACATTGGTGGCTATCGTATTGATTACGCCATTGATGTGGCCACCGACGGCGGCGCCTATCAGCAGGTGCTGGTCGACGCCGTGGATGGCAAGACCACCACGCGTTACGAACGCTCGCCCCGCATCAACTTGCCGGACGCCACCACTGGCTGGCAGATCCGCGTCCGTCGCCTG